CATCGAAACGTTTAAAAGAGGATCAAAAGCAATCATCGCCAAACCTGGTGTAAATAGATGCGAGAACCTACACTTGTATCGGCGGGACCTGGAAGCGCCTGAATAAATTCAGCACCAGACCTTTCGTACCGATAGCGTGCTTGAAAAGGATCTTTGTAATTAGGAACGTAAAGAATATGTGCTAAACGATTTGTTTCGTACAGATAAATTTCATCCCAGACTTTTAACGCCTCTTTGGCATTACTGGAACGAATCGTACGATCAACGTCGCCTGCAATATTCTCAACGCGAGTAGAGGGCGTAAGTGCAACTTCGGTTTTCTTTTCAGCCGTATCGCAACGACCTAATTGAATAACAATTTTGTCATAGAAGTACGAATCGGGAACTGTATTCATAGCTTCTTCCAGGCGAGCGTAGTCACCCGCTGGGACAGAAACCACGTAGTAACCTAGATGGTACCTGACTCTACTTTTTTCAAAATCACTGAGCTGCACAACTTGCGCCCTATTTAATTTTTATTATAAGTTGACGTAATCAAGCAAATAGTTGCATTGCTTGTTCTGGACTAATTCCCATGGAAGAATAAGGAGTTAAAGTATCAAGCAATGATTGCTGTCTGTTTTGCTTTGCTTGATTAAGTGCATTAGAAATTAAAACATCTTTTAAGGTCTGTTGCTTACCAAATAAAGCATCCATCAACCTATCATTTCTTTCTTTATTTTGTTGCGTATTGTCACCAGGGAGAGCTAGTGGGTTAGGTACTGCAGAAGAACCAACTGCTGCTTTCTGACCAGGTTCTGTGTGTAAAAATCTAATTTCGTAAGGATTACCTTGGGTATCTGTGGTTTGCAGTGATCCAAACCCTGCATCTGGTCTGTATGTTCCATAGCCTTTATAGGCGAGTGGTGTACCAGCGCTTAAGCTGATATCAATACCCTCATGAAAGGTTGAAGCTCCTGCCGTAGGTGCAGCCCTCTTACCGTATTCAGACGTAACTGGAAAATTCCACTTCCAATCTTGGCCTTGCTGTTGAACTAAAGGGATTTGATCTTTACCAACTAAAACATTCTGAAGCAGGGTCTTAGCTGTTCGTGGATCAATCTTTTTACCTTTCTGAGCCCCAAACTGAGGTATAACCCTTACGTCCAAGTGAGCACCAGTAGATGGAAATATGTCTTTACTTGGATCAACAATCCTACCCGCTGGAATTAAACCTGCCATTATCTTGTTTTCTTTTTATTCTAAAACTAAAAACCCCTGGTTTCCCAGGGGCGAACAGGAGATGTAGTTTAGACTCGAATTAAATCAGCGGCAAAAACCGAATCCCAATCAACTCTTTTAATTTGGCGTAACTGTTCGAGATTACTGAATCTTTCACCGGAAAGTGACAGTTGTAAATCTTTAATTTCTCGAGCAGTCTTGAGACCAATTCCCTTAATATGGTCTGCAATCATCTGTGCAGTAGCACCGTTGATATTAAGACGTGTATCGGGAGGGAAGTTGCGTGGCTCTTCGTTAGCCGCCTTATCTTTTACCTGAAGAGTTTTTACTTTCTTTGTTGCAGGTTCGTCAGGCGAAAGTTCGGTTCTATAAGCGGTGTAAAGACGACCGTCCTGGTCTTCAACCATAAACCAATCGCCGTTATCCCATTCGCTAATGATTCGAACTCTCGCACCTGTTTTACAGTGACGATGTAAGATTTCTTCAGAAAGAATTGACATGGGACCAGAAAATATGTCTGGTCCCAGTTTAGCCTAATCAGCTAACAGTGCGACCCAGGAGGTAATCTTCGATGTCCTCGTAGCCAGGGGCTTCATCAGGTTGGATGTAGCACACTTCAACAACGAAGTAGCCAGTGCGACCGGCGTTCTTGTCATCAGAAGAAATGTACCAACCACCAGAAGTGACGGTACCAGTGGCAGTATCACGGGACAGCACTTTATAAGTTGCTGCACCAGTGAGCTGCTTGTAGACGTTGCCAGCGTTAACACCAGCAGCACCAGTAGCAGTCAGAGCAGGAACTGCGCTAACAGAAGCCGAACCACCGGCAAAGAAGATTTCACCAGCTTGACTACCCGCAACAGTAGAAGTCAGGTTAGCTTGTGAAACAGCTTCACCGACGCCACCGCTGGAGGTCAGGCCAGTAGCAAAGGTCATGGTGTTACCAGTGGCAGCATAGATGCCAGAAGCAACACGACCGTCACCCCAACCGGAGGCAACCGAAATGGTAGCGCGATAAACGTAAACGGGAAGAGTGGAAGAACCGCTAATCACCATTCCAGTGATATCGGTACGGGTGTCATCGTTCCTGTAAGGGGAGGGAACAATAACATTACCGGAAGCAATGGCGCCATCACCAGAGATATTGGTAACGGCAACATAACCACGCTGTTGGAAATAACGATAGCCAGGGATAGCCAGCACCGAAGTGGGGCCACCTTTCGAACCATCATTGCTGCCGCTGCCATCGGTATCAATGTTCTTGTACCAACCGTTCAGCGGTTCTGCCCAGTTGCCGGGGAAGATTTTTTTAGACGAGAGATAGGTCATTTATTTCTCCGTATGGTTTATTTATGTTTACTTATCAAACAGTGCCGTCGTCAGAAACGAAGCTGTAGGCAGTAGTGATGAAGTCTTTGTTAAGAACTTCGAAGCCAGCATACAGTTGCCAGATCAGAATAATAAAGCGACTGAAGTCGTCGTTATTGTTGATCAGCACCTGAGCGTTAGGACCACCAATGCCAACACCAACGGCCTGGGGACCGAAGAAGAAACCTTGAGCAACTTCCTGGGCGCTGTAAGAAGCGATATCAGTGAAAGAAGCTTGAATGGTTTTGCTGGGGAAGTTGGTCGACTCGAAAAACTTCACGCCTTCAAACTGGACGCCAGTCGGCATGACGGGTTCACCAGCCAGGAAGTAGGCCTGACCAGCCTGCGGACCCATATAGAAGCTGGCATTGTTAGGCATCATGGGGTTGCCCATGTACATGCCTTGACCAGGGTTACCGGCGTAACGAGCGATCTCACGGAAGTCAGGATCACGACGCAGATGCATCATGAAAGTAGGATCGCAGATGCAACGATACAGACCATCAGTAAAGGTCGGAACGTTACGCTTACGCATATCCTTAACAACAGTCAGCAGGTCGGTACGAACCGAAAACTGTTGAATATCTGCAGTGTATTGAGCGGCGGTGTAAGCGATTTGACCAGAAGAGTTTTTGGTCTTACCACCAGGGAAGTAGTAACCACCTTGGCTGGTAGAAGCAGCGCCATTAGCTTCGGCTTTGGCAAGTTCGTCAATGAAGACGCGGTCACGCCAACGGCGATAGTCGTCAAGCAGAGTCAGGCTGCCGATCGACTGGTGGAACATATTCAGGTTGCCAGTATCCAGCAGCAGGCGCTGGGCAGTAACCAGAGTTTCACGAGCAATCTTAAAGGTAGAGGGCTGGGTCGGGTCGCCCGGATCAGCGGGGCCAGTGTATTCCTTAAGCACCACCAGGACTTTCTCCTTGGTGATGTTACGGCTGTTAGCAGTACCAATAGTCTGGTCAGCAATGCGCTCACGGCTGTCCTTAGTACCAGGGGTACCCCAGAACTTATAGCGATCGAGCTGAACGGTTTGACCAGGTTGACGAGTGAAGTCGTGAACAACAACAGGCTCTACGGCCATTTCGCAGATGTATGCCGGGTGGGGGCGATACAGTTCTGCACCCAAAATCTTGGGGAAATCGGTATCAAGAAACACTTTAGTTTATCCTCCAGTACGCAGGACTTTGTCGGGTGAAAGATTCAGACAAGAAATGTCTTATCTAAAACAAATTTTAGCAGTTGATAATTTATCAACTAATGTAACGCAAAGTAGGAGTACTTGCGCGTGCCATAGGTGTATTACTAGACCCCGCAAGTTCGGGATCAGTAATTACATTTTGCTGGAAACCAGGGATTCCCATTGCTCCGGGAATTGCACCAGCAGCAACACCGCCTAGACCGGCAAGTGCAGCGGAACCGGGGACAAGACCGGCAGCCAGAGCTTTACCTGTTCCACGAATAAATTGTTCTTCCTGTGGAATTTCTAAATTCGCTGATCTAGAAAGAGTGCTTTCAATGGCTTTTTGCGCCATAGATTTGGGAAGTCCTTCAGCACGTTGGCGTGTTTCCATTTGAACGGCTTTATGAAGAAGTCCCAAATCGGCTTCTTGTTTAGCAGAAAGAGCTTCTCTGTAAATATCCGGAGCATACTTACCGGCTAATTTGCGAGCAGCAACTAAACCACCGGCAGCACCAGCGCCACCAGCAAGTCCGGCAAGTACGGACGAACCTGGATCTTCGCCTTGAGAAGCGGCATACCCCGCAGCAGCTAAGCCGCCAGCAAGAGGTACGCCGTATTTAAGGAGTGGACGCATGGCCTCACTCCATCACAAACAGTTTGTTAGCCAGGACTTGAGGCTGAGCTTGGTTGATGACGCGCCAGGCATTCTGGGGATCGCGTGCCATCACTTCGTTAAAGGTGCCCCAGAAATTCTCAGGTTGCTGAGGAGTGGCGGCAGTAGGGGGAGCAGGGAGTTGTCCGTATTGGGGATTAACGGGTTCCGTGCGGTAACCAGGAGTTTCCAATTGCTGTTCGTTTTCGTAAACGGGATAGGGACCTTCGGGACCGAAGAACTTCAGCGTGTAATCGCTGAGAACATCGGGGTTGGTCAGAATTTCGTTATAAGCCAGGTTCTCTTGATGCTCGTTGACTGCGAACTGAGCGTATCCCTGGATCGTCTCACTTGCGCGGCTTCCCCACGCGACGGCGCTGTCCAGCATTTGCTCCAGGTTCAGAGCG